CTATTCGTTCCAGCAAGGAATCTATCGGGAGACGGCCTTTGTGAACACTTCGATCCAGATTGCGATTCCTACCAATCTCATCCTTTTGCCGGGGTGGAGCATCCAGATTCTTGATACGGCGGCCGTTGATGCGGCGGCCGATGATATGACGGTGGCCTTGCAGGTGACTGAGCACGCACTGGGACGTGGCCACAATGTCTAATCGCCTTATTACCGACCTTGGTGCCAACATCCAGAATCTCATTGGTTACGTGGATGAGATGGATGATATTGGGACCCGGTGGACCAAGAGAGGCACTTGTACAGCTACCGCCACGACGCAGGATGGATATGCCTGCTTTCTGATTGAAGGGCTGACTACATCGGGTAATGATGATCTATACTACACGGGCTACTCCTCAATGGGGCTCGTGACCAACATGAACTTGTCTACCGGCTTCTGGCTCAAGCGCTCTTCCACCACCGGTACTGTGACTTTTGGCTCCCCATCAAACCCCGCAGTCTATGGGCGGTATGAAGTAAATCTCGCCAACCTGCCGGATGAGTGGGTGTATATTGATGCCAGCAGCCCCTACATCTCTAACTATGTTGCGTGGAATACAACGGGCATTACTGCGGCAGGTCTTATGCTCTTCGCCGATGGAGGCGCTCCTAGGGATATCTACCTTCGGGAACCACAGCAGAATTACGGCACCGTCCTGCTAGACTTCTATGATACTGGATCGGGAGCCGCATACTCTGCTACCACCAAGATCATTGATGCCGTTGTGACAGGAAAGACATGCCGGGTGGAGTGGATACACATTGTCATGGATACCGCCACTACGGCAGGGAACCGGCGTCTGCAAGTGGACGTCAAGGATGAGAGCGGGAACCTCATTCTGAGAACTGCCGCAGGCGCGGTTCAGGCGGCCTCTCTTAGTCGGCACTACTCGTTAAAGCAGGGTACCTATCGGGAGGCCGCGTTCGTGGATGGCTCAATACAGTTGGCCATCCCAAAGAACTTCATTCTCATGCCCAGCTGGACTATTGTGCTGTCAGACTCCGGGAACATTTCCCCCACCGCTGATATCTACAATGTGCGGGCGCTACTGACGGAGCACGCATACTAATGGCTATCCAGATACCAGTAATTAGCGCCATCACGGACGTCTTTAAGGGTGTCATCGGGGTTGTGGATCAACTTGTCGAGGACAAGGACAAGAAAAACGAACTGATCTACAAGATCATGGAAATGCAGAATCAGTTGAACCTGACGGTTCTGCAACTAAAGACTGTGCCGTGGGTTGATGCCATGGTGAAGATTCTCTTCGCCGTCCGGGACCTTATCATCCCTCTGCTTCGCCCTGTTATTGCTGCGGCTCTGACGGGCTTTGTAGCCTACGCGGAAGTCAAGGGAATAACCCTGAGCCCGGCCGTTGAGGCGGCCTTTGCTGCGGCCTTCCCCGGCTGGATGTACTCCCGCCACGTTACCAAGACCAAAGAGAAATAAGTCATGGCCAAATTAACTCTACAGGATATCACTGCTGGCTACGGCTCTGCCGCCCGAGCAAATGCAAACAACACACTAATTGAAGCCGCCGTAGAGAATACTCTGTCGCGTGATGGCACGGGCCCAAATCAGATGGCCGCCGACATCGACATGAACTCCAATCGGGTAAAGAATTTGGCGGAGCCCGTAAGTGGGGCTGACGCTGTGCGACTGGCTGATCTTCAAGCAGCCACGGTGAATACGCCGCTCCCTGATACTACAGGACATGAAGGAGAGTTTTTACAGGTTGCCGGTGGTGCGGCAGTATGGGACACTTTTACGGCGTCTGACATCCCATTCACTCCGTCGGGTACCATTGCAGCAAATACGCTACAAGGGGCCGTTGAGGAATTAGATACAGAAACGCAGGCATCGCTCGCCCTCAAACTGGCGATTGCAAGTAATCTGTCGGATGTAGCCAATAAACAGACAGCCATTGATAATCTGACTGCTGTGCTGGCCGAGGAAACCTCACCGGACAAGACCGCTGAGTACCTAGTGTCCTACAACGGATCGGCGACCGAAAAGGTCAAGATGGAGACCATTGTGCGGTATGAGGAGCGCCGCCAGACTGTACTGACAGGCTCCACTGACTCCTCGGGCAAGGCTAGTTACCTTAGCGCTGGGACGGGGTTGGCAGTCAATTTGGCCGCTACAACGACGCCGGTACGTATGACGTTCGCCGCGGGCGAGGACAACATTGGGCCAGTCAATTTCCGTAAGAGCATTAGTGCGGATGCGACGGGCTATTGGTCAAGTCTGGCTGCCAGCACGGTGAGCTACTTGCTTTTTGATCGGGATACCTCCACGGGCGCGCTCTCGGCTGTTTCCACTATTATTCGCCCGCAGTATGGCGCAGTATTTGATACTACAGAGCAGGCGATCCTTAATTTTGATGGGGCGGATGCCAGCACCACAATCCCGGAAGAGTACGGGAACACCTTCTCATGTGTTGGTAATGCACAACTAGATACGGCCCAGTTTAAGTTTGGGACGGCGTCGCTGCTCTTAGATGGAACCGGCGACTACATTCAGTGTACCGGCATTACGTCCATGAAAGGAGATGGCTGGTTCATTGCTGGCTGGGTCCGCTTCAACGCTCTCCCGACGGCCGCCACTGTTATGAATTTAGTGTCCTGTGAGAACGCTGATCCCAAAGGGATTAGATTTGGAATCATCAACGACACGGGAACGTACAAGTCCCAAGTGTATTTATCATCCAATGGTACAGGTTGGGATATTGCGTCAGATGACCGGGTGACTCCACTAAGCGCCCCAGTTGTGAACACATGGTATCATTGGGCTATTGTCTATGACCCAACAGCAGGTCGATACTACACATACTGGAACGGGGCCAAGCTCAACGATATCATTAGTTCCAGCAAGGTGTGCGCCTTCACCCAGATGCGCTTTGGGGCCAATGGCGCGGCTGGTGACAATCTGAATGGCTGGCTGGATGCCATTGACTACGGTCAAAATGCACTATATCCGGCTGGCACAACCTTTACTCCTCCAGCCTCAGCCCCGGTAGCCCGAGCCCAGTGGTTTGATCGCATTACTATGCTCTGGAAGACTGGCGGCCCGACTACGGGCTGGACAACCAAGCAGCGGGTTGCTGCGGGGCAGGCCACTACGGGCGCGTCCTCAGTGTCAAGCGTTACGACCTACGCGCTGCGGGGAAGCTATATCAGCGCACTTACTGCCGTCCCGGCCGCTGGCACCAAGACATCATTTGCACATAATCTAGGAGTGATTCCTCTACGTGAGCCTGTGTGCTACGCTGTCAATGTAACCACAGATAACAGCTATACTCCGGGTATGTCCGTCCGCGCGTCCTTTGGTGGCAATGCTGGGTACTACATGACAGGACTGTTTGCAAACGAGTCCCGTAATTCCGCCTCATTCACTACCGGCAGTAACGCGGCGATCACGGGCCAGAACATTTCAACCGGCGCGTCCAATGCCTTTACGGCTGCATCATGGAAGTTGCAGATGGTTGTGGATCGGGGGTGGTAAGATGCCACGGAAAACGGTAGCCCTAGAGCCCGCCCACGAACAGATCATCCGGACAGATGAGCAAGTAAAGGCACTCCATGGAGCCTTTAGCGCCCACGAGGTCCACGACGCCTCCCGCTTTGCGGATATTGTCAAGACCCAGCTGGACCTAACCACCAAGCTCACCATACTGGACAAGATGTTCACTAGCCTGCGGGCCCAGCTGTGGTTAGTTGGCAGCTTAGTGGTGGTTCTTATCCCTGTCATTATGAAGTACATACTCAAATGAATCCAGCCGCCCCAATGAAAGATGTGACGGGCCGTTACCTGACCCGAGCCCTCTTTACTGAGCTTTCGGACAAGAGCAACTGGGAACAGTATCCACCGCTCTGCACTCTCAAGGAGGCCCATGACCTTTACATGGCGGTGGCCGACCCAACTGAGTATGAGTTCGCCAAGGCCCTATTGGAACGCGAAGATACAGACTTCTGGTTCCACTGGCAGCGTATTGTGGAAGTGCCTGATCTTCAGCCCATCCTTGAGAAGTGGAGGGCTGAACTTGAGGTCAAACTCCGCTCCGCGGCTATTCGTTCCATCGCTACTTCAGGATTGGAGCCCGTGAAGGGCGTCAACGCCGCCAAGTGGATCGCTGAAGGTGGCTGGAAGTCCAAGCGCAGCGTGGGGAGACCCACCAAAGAGCAGATTAAGAAGGAGCGGGCAGTAGAGGAAGGTATCATGTCGGAACTGGACAAGGATGCCGAACGACTGGGACTGACTAAACACTAATGACCAATCCCGCTTCAAGTAAGGAAGAGCGTCTAGCTGCTACTCGGGCTGCTGCCGAGGCTGATCTGATGACGTTCATTCGGCTTGTGGCCCCTCACCGGGTTCTTGGGGCGTGTCACGAGGAAATCTGTGAATGGTGGATTCGTCCAACGGCCAAGACCCACCAGCTTATGTTGATTCCCCGCGACCACCAGAAGTCGGCCCTTGTGGCCTACAGGGTGGCGTGGTAC